TCATGTTCTGTCCCCGTTCCGTTCCATCGCTGCCCGTGACAGTTTCTTTCGATTCGCGCGCTTGCGATAATAGGCGACGGTCTGTGCGGACTGGTTGGTGATCGCCTGAATTTCTGCGTCCGTGCATCCAGCCTCGGCCAGCCTGATGATTGACAGCTTGCGCAGACCATGCAGTGAGAAGGGCCGGGCCCGGTCGCCCAGATCGGTGCGCCATGCCCGGAAAGCCTTCTCGACCGAATCGTATCGCATGGGCTGGGTCAGGTTGCGCGGAATGACGTGCTGTCCGGCAACCGGCAGGCTGGCGAGATAGGCGCGAAGCTCCTGCGGGCAGAATATCTCATAGCTCTCGTCGCCCTTCTCGTCGGTGACGGTCATCCATTCTCCGTGGAACTGATCGCGCCGCATGACGATGGCCGCTGATGGGCGCTGTCCAGTGCCAAGGATCAGTTCAGCCGCGCTGCGGACGATCAGCGGGGCGTCTGGCAGCGCCTTCACCATCCATTCCGGCCAAGGCTCATATTCCCGCTGCTTCCCGTAGAGCGTCAGTCCCTCGGCTGGATTCGTGACGGCCCATTCAAGCTGGGTGCGCGCGAAGTTGACCAGGATCGAAACCATCTGCACCAGCATGTCAGCCTTGCGCGGCGTCTCCCCATACTTGACGTGCAGGTCGCGCAGCTTCTGCTTGGTGATGGTCGATACTGCCTTGTCGGCGTTCGCTGACAGAATCCATTCAATCGTGTCATTGTAGGACTTCTGGGTGCGGGGCGCGAGCTTTCTGAACCCGGCGCTACCCCGATAGGCCATGACCAGTTGCCGCCACGTTTCCTTTTTCGGCCTCTGAACTTCCTCGCTGGAGCCAGAGCGGATCGACCAATAGGCCCGGTCGAATTCCTCGCTGTCCGGGTCGTCCGGCAGGGGGATGAACCGCTCTCGACGGCGCGCGCCCTCGAACCACGTCAGGCGGTAATACCAGCGAGCCTTGCCGCCGGTGCGCTTGAGCGTGACATAGGGTTTGCGCTGCTTCCTCACAGGTCGAATTCCTCGCTGGGTTTGATCTTCGTGCCGCGCATGATGGCCTGCAACTCGGCAACATCCCAGCGCCCATGCCGAACCGCACAGGGTAGCGCCCCGGCATCGACCAGCTTGCGGAACTCTGCCGGCTGCATGTCCAGCAGGCGCGCGGCGGTTTTCTCGCTGGCGAACAGCGGCTGCATCGGCTCATGCCTCCCCATCTACGCCTCCCTCTGTGCGGTGCGGCGGGCGGAACGCGGCTCATGTCGCCAGCCATGTTTCTCATCGACGTGGCGGCAGTCACCGCAGAGAGGCGCGCCGCACAGGCTCATGCCGCAGTCCGTCCAGCACATGCCAGTGGTGGGCCTCCCGCAGCCTTCACATTTGCGCTCGACCGCCATCACCCCTTCTCCCCCGTGCTGGACAGGGCGGCGCGGGCGGCCTGATATTCGGGAGTTTCCTCGGCTTTCCAGAAACCGGCATCGCCGCTATCAGCAACCGCCTTGTAGGCCCCCATGAGGCCCGACAGCGCCTCCCGCAGCCTCCGGTTTTCCTCGATCTGTGCGGTGATGAAGTCGGCGGCGCGGCGGGTTATCCTCCCTGTAGTCGTCCTGGCATCGTATGCCAGCAAAAGCTCCACCAGTTCCCGCGCTTTGTCGTGATGGGTCATTGGCTGGCCTCCTCCTCCATGGTGACGAGGATGAATTGTCGACAATTACACATTGGGCCTCCACGATCCCCGTCGTCACAAAGATCAGCCGCCCGCTTCATCCCCTCCCGCACCTTCTCGCGGTCACGGGCTTCAAGGGCGGCGCGGGCGTCGGCGGGGGTGAGGAAGCGAATTGATCTTGCAGCAATTCGGCTGTTCAAGATGCTGTCGCGGCTATATGCGTTTCCTTCGCTATGCCGCAGCCCTTCGCGTTCGCAATACTCCGTATTCTCCTCGATTTGCTTCAGGAATTCCTCGACGCGATTATCGTGCCATTGCGCTGCTGCCTCAAACGCAGCCGCGATGGCCTCGTCGCGCTCGTCTTCGGCTTTCTCGGCGCGTTCAAGGACCGCTTCCGTGGTCTTCTTGGACAAGTCCAGTAGAAGGGTCAGCCGCTCGATTTCGGCGCGGGCTTCGGCGAGGTCAAATTGATAAGAGGACGCGCCGCAGGTGCAATCGTGACCCAGACGATGTTCACAATCGTTATCATGTGTGATCTGCATCGCTCCCTCCTTTCAGGGCGCGCAGGGCGGCGACTTCCAGCAGGAACGCTTCTGCCGCTGGCGAATATTGCTGCGCTTCGTTTGCAAGACGAGCTAGCGTCCTGCCTAAATTATCGTCACGTGAATATGCGTTAATCAGCACCTGCGCCGCCTCCGCGACCGTCTCGCTGGGCTGGGGCGGGATGCATTCATAGCATCCAAATCCTCCAACCGATCCACACCGCGAACATTCCCGCCCCTCGGGCTGCGGGGTTGGCGTCAGAGCGGAAGTGATGGCGTCAATGACTTCCTGCGTCTTTGCATCGATTTTCAGGAAGCGAAAAACCGCGTCAAAGACGACCCAAGGGCGGGCTTCCAGCGCCCGCACCTGCTGGCCCGAGGCGCAGAGGTCGGCGCGAATATAGGCCGGCCACCCGTCCCTCTTGTGCTTTTCCGGGTGCGCGAACCCTACTGCGCCGTTGTAGCTATCGGCGTCCAGCCAAATCCGCTCCGGCATTTCATCACTCGGCATCGCTGCCTCCTTCGGCTTCGGTGGTGGCGGGAGGCGCAGGCAAGGGTCGCCAATGAGTGGGCGGGTAAGCGCGATCTTCGGTCCGTCCGATCCACCCCTCGCAGCTTTCCCAGAATGGTTTCGGACACTTTGCGTATTCGTCCGTATTCCATTTCGCTACGCCGATATGACCCTTGCCGCCCCACATGGCCGGGCGGAACACCAAGATGTTCTGACCGAGTGGCGCCGTCTCTATCGGTTGCCACGCCTCTGCCTTGCGGCGGGCGCGGACCAAGCCGCCAGAGACAACCGCGTTCAGGATCGTGGCGATTGATCGATCCACCTCGCTCGGCTCGTAATCGCCAGCCCATATATCCTCCGCTGTCCATGGGTCGTTCTGGGGCGTTGCGTTCCTGATCGCCGCGATGGCGCTATCCAGTTCTGCCGTGTCGATGGGGGTTTGCCCCGGCCTGCCGTGGGTGGATTGGGTCATGGGGTTTTCTCCAACAGGTGCCGCAGGCGGTCCTGAATGCGCGGCGTGGTGTAGGGTTGGCCCCTGCGACGATGGGAGGACTTTGGGGGATCGCAGGGGCCGCCGGCGCGCTGCCAGCGCCGGATCTCATTCGGCTGCGATTGACTGCGGGAAACTCATCTGGAAGCGTCGCACGTCGGGCATGTCGAGGCCTCGGTCTACGGCAATTTCCTGCGCTTCGTGCTCGAACTCGTCGGTCACATCTTTGGCCCCGACCACCATGCTGCCAATGGTGTCCAGGCGGACTACGGCGACAGGGTCCCCATCCTGTACGGCGTCAACGAAGCAAGTGAATGCAGCGTCAAAGGAGGACGCCACGTCCGAATTTCCGAGGCCAATTTGCAGGCGGTATTCCCTCCCGTTTCGGTCGCGGGTCACCACGTCGCCATAGTCGCGGATGATCAGGTAAAGGATGGTTGGAAGGCTCGCCATCTTACCACCCCCCTTCCTGTGCCAGCGCGATGCACTCGTGTGGTGTCAGGCCGCGGCACGCCGACAGCTCCATGGTGGCATTTCCAACAACGTCATTCAGGATCGGCCAGACCAGCCAGAGGCCGAAGAACAGCACGATCAGGATGGCGAACACCGTCAGGAATACATCGAAGCGGTGTTGGCGCGGTTCGGGCGGGCGCTGAAAGCGGGTGAAGTCGGTCATGGCGGGGTCTCCATCTCGGGAACCGGCGGCTCATATGTCGCGCCGGTGAGATGCAAAATGCATCACACCTCGATACGTGTCAATGCAAAATGTATCGAATGTATCGCCACCCCCGAATCAACATGCTATCCTCCCCCTGCCGGGGATCAGCGGAGTGGAGATGAAACACATGCTAGGCGAATCACGCGGCCACATGCTGATCTGCTGCCATGAGAGCTATCATCACTTCATTGGCTCTGGCCGTGGTCGGGTCTTTCATCGCTGGCGCGGGCGTGGTTATGGCAACGCCGTTGCTTCCGTCCGGGTCTCGACTTCTGGCGCTGGTGACTGCCGTGTATGAGGCAGCAGCCTTCCCTTGGGTCGTGGCTGGTGCGACCGGCCTTGTGATCGGCTTGTGGCTCGATAAGGTGTCTGCCGTCTTCGATGGCCGACACCCGATCACCAAAGCGGGTAAGGCGAAGGCTATCGCCGTTGAAGCATCGTTGCTTGGGATCGAGATTGAAAACAGCCTGTCCCCCATGTGGGGGACCCCTGCGCCTGACCCGACAGATTACGTGCGAGCCATTGCCATGTTCGGAAAGATTTCCGCTCTTGGCATCCCAACTCCATCACGAGGCCAGAAGGGGCAGAAGCCGGTGGAGGTGATGAGGACATACGCCGCTTTCCTGCGCCAGGTCTCCGTGCCTATGGAGGCGGGAAACTTGGATCTGGCTCGGGCAGTCGCCCGGTCTTTCGTTCGGTAGCCAGCGCCGGGCTGCGGCGCAGCAAAAAGCCCGCCGGTGAGGGCGGGCATATGAGTCCGTGCTATCAATCCCGACCTGTGTTACAATGTATCATCCCGGCGGAATTCCCGCCGTGGTGTGATGGAGGACCTGTCATGGTCCGCGAAAGGAAAATCCCGCAAACCGAGGCCCAGATGCTTCAAACTGCGGTGGATGCCATGGACAACGAGGGCGGCCCCGGCAACGCCACCGAAGTCAAACGCGAAAAGGAAAAGGCGGCGCAAGCGGCTCACGACGCCAAGGTCGATGCCTGGAACAAGGGCTACGAAGCCTTGGCCGACTAGCGGTTTGCTCATGGGCAAGTCGGCGGCGGGGGAAACCTCGCCGTTTTCGTTTTCGGGATGAAGAAGCCCCGCCGGAGCGGGGCTGGGGTTACTGCTCAGATAGTCCGTCCTGAACGGGCGTGGCGCAGGATTCGATCTCTGCGGATGTGGCACAGTTCTTTGCCCATGCTGATGCTAAGACTTGCCATAATATATCCCCGCCTACCGCAAGTTGATCCGCCGCTGTCTGAACCCAATCATGATGATTTTGAATGTTCATTGCGCGATTTAGTGAGTCGATAGTCTCAGAGAAGCCTCGCTGAATTCTCGTTGCCACATCCGGCCACTGCTTTTTACTAAGCGCATCGAAAACCACCCTTTCAGGCGCGTCTTCTCCAGGAAGCGAGAGGCATCCGACCGCAGCAGGCTGGTCCCCGTCGAGAAAAACCAACGATGGCCTTGGAAATCTCTTTTGCTGAACCATTTGACCCAAAGCTAAACCGACGGAGGCCGCCCCGAATGGTATTATCTTTGATCTGGTCAGAAGATCCCTGTCCTTTTGGACCAGGATCTCCGCGAGCATAACTTTCGCGCGCTCGTCTTCAACATATAGATCACACTCTGGGTGCTGTTCTTCGTCCATTCGCGTCATGGCAAATTCAGGGCTTACTCCAGTTACGACAGTCTTCCCAGAGCTTCCTTGCATCAGGTAGATGCGAGCCTCTGGCGGCAGTTCATCTAGAACGTAAGGTGAGTGTGTGGTCAGAACTATCTGCAACTCTTGCGCGGCTGCGATTCTTGCTAGGTCTCGTATTAACCTTCGCTGCGCGCGCGGATGCAGAGAGGTTTCCACTTCATCAACTAGGATAATACCGTATTTTGGGTAATCCACAGCGAGAAGCTCTGCAGCGGCAATTTCTCCTGCGCCTTGGTGAAACCCAGAATATCTAACGCTATCAGTTCGCAGGACTGGGATTGGCTTGTCAGGTCCTGCGTCAGTAATTGATATGCCTGCTGAGGAATAATTTTTCCCAACTATCTGCGTCAAGCGTTGTAGTTTGTCAGCGTCGAATTCAGCCCATTTACCTTCGGTTACGCCGGATTTTAGAAGTTTTGCGTAACCCGTCCTTGCGCCAACGGGCTGTATCCTCCTCAGGTCAACATACTGAACAGGACGCTCTGGACGATCTGGATTTCCTCTCCAGCGGTTCGTAGGTTTTCTTACGTTCCCTGTTTGACTGTTCTGACCTTGCCGATATGAATATCTTATGTTCGCAGCCGTTATCTTCTCGAATGGAGTGTCTGGAAAGAAATCAGACGCAAACCGGTCGTTTTCGGGGGCGCGGTATGCGGCGGCCGCGGCCTGGAGGACTGTGCTTTTCCCGCTTCCATTTTCTCCCACAATCGCAACGATTGGGAAGTTAAAATCGACGCGCTGGCCAGTCCAGCCTCTAACACCGTTGATCTCAATCCATTCCAGCCGTTTCGGCCACCCTGCGCCAGTTCGCCACTTATTTTGCAGCCGCCTCATCTCAGTCGATAAAGAGTTCATGCGCCACCTCAACCCGGTTCTGTGGTCAGTCTAGCGCCGGGGGCTCGCGGCATTCAAGTGATTCATGCGCCGCATCATGCCGCCCCGGACCTTGGATCGCTACCTATTCCTCACCCTCTCCGCCGCCTCACTCCCAATCCCTCAACATATCCGCCCAGTCACACAGCATCCGCTCGGCGCCGAAATCGCCCTGGCGGTGCCGTTCCTCGGCGGCCGCCAGCAGCAGGAAGGGCAGGGCCTTCATCTCCACGGAACCCGGGTTCTCGACCAAGCTGCGCACCAGTCCCAGCACTATGCGCGCCGCTATCGCGACCTGCTCGGCGTCCTCGTAGTCATCGGGGCGGGGCATGCTGCTTCTCCTCTACTATCCCTCTAGCCACCTCCCCCTAACCCACAGAATATCCACAGATTCATCCCCTGCTTTCTGGTTGACACCCCGAGTCAGGCGCTTGATCGGCGGATGGGGTATTGTGCGGTTAACCTCGTTTAACCCACTGGATGGCAGCAACCCAATCTGGTGTCAGATCGTGCATGGGAGGGGCATTCCAGCTCTCCAATGTGACGCGACCATTTGGCTGCAAGCGAACAATTTTCACAAACCTACGGCCATCGGGCAGCGCAACCACACATTCCTGCCCGCTCGCCTTGGTGAGCGCGGTGTGTTCATCATAAACCAACACATCCCCGTCCATGTATCGCGGATACATACTGTCACCACGGACCCTGACCGCTACGGCGCCAGGTCCAATGCCGGGAGGCGGGTCGATTTCATCCAAGGCACCGCCATCGTCTAGAGCAAACACCTCAGCCCCAGCCCCCACATACCCCACAAGTGGAACCGGCTTTACTGCCCCGTCTCCGGTACCGAGAAACAGCCATTCCGGAGATACCCTGAAAGCGCGTGCGTATCGTTCGGCGCCTTTCCTAGTGAAGTTTCTGGACCCGTTTTCGTGAGATCGGTAGGTCGGTTCTGTCCAGCCAAAGCGCCGTGCGGCTTCGGCGGCATCTTTGTATCCAGCTCTCTCCCGGGCTGCTCTTAGTCGCTCATGTGGTTCCATGGGCGATACATTTAGCGCCTTACGTGATGCAATTGGCATTGACTTCGCTCTTTTTGCAATACATATTGCATCGCATGGAAAAAGTGTTTCGCATCTGGCCCAATGCAGCCGAACTGGCGCGCGCCCTCGGGGAAAACCCTGTCACTGTCAGATCGTGGCGCAACAGAGGGTCGATCCCCGCTGATCGCGATCTCCTTTTGGTCGAGGCAGCTAAGCGTAAGGGTGTGAGTCTGACGCTTGAGGACCTTGCCCGTGAACGGGCTGCGGCATCTCAACGGCCCCTCGAAACCCACACTCCCGAAGGGGCGACGCGATGACTGCCGCCGCCCCCTCTCACCAGTTTGCTGATTGTCCGTCTGCACGCGGACACAACAGCACAGGATCCACTCAAATGTCTTTGGTCAAAGTTTTTGACCCGCGCGTTTTCCGTGCGCGGTTCGCCCACTACTGGTCCGACTTCCTCCGGGCGAACTATCGCAATCCGGAAATGGTCGCGACCGCGTTCGGCGTGACGTTTCAGACGGCCCTCAACTGGTGGAACGGGGCAAACCGACCCTCGGGCGACGTGGTTGCTCTGGCCGGGAGGCAGTTCACAGAATTCATGGAGAGCCAGAAATGCTCCTGACGCTCTATCTCGTTCGGGCCGTCGTGACGGTATGCATCATGGCTTTTGTGGGGCTGGCTTTCCTGCCCCACTCCCTCGCCTCGCGCCTGACCGGCCTCCAAAAATTTTTGAGTGAGCGCATCGAGGAGCGTGAAAGGGGGCGGGCATGAACCTGCTCGGCATCGACCCGGGCCGCAACGGTGCGCTCGCCTTGCTGGACTGCGAAACCCTGCAGGTCGTGACCTGGGACATGCCGACGGACATTCCGGCCTTGCATGATCTGATCTGCTCGGTCCCGGAGGTTCGGCTGTGCGTGTTGGAGCAAATCCACGCCGGGCCGCAGATGGGCCGCAAATCCATCGCGGCAATGTTCGAGCAATACGGCGCGCTCAAGGGCGCTCTGTCGTGGCGGTCTATCCCTGTGCAGACCGTCCGGCCCAGTGTCTGGAAGCGGGCTCTGAACGTCCCGGCAGACAAATCAGCCGCGCGGCGCAGGGCCTCTGAATTCTACCCCGACTGCGCCGGTCAATGGCGGCTGGCGAAGCACGATGGGCGTGCCGAGGCGGCGATGCTGGCCTGGTATGGGCGCGGCCTCGGGCGTCGGTAGCGAACAGAGGCGCGGGATATGGGTTTGCTCGCCTGCTGCGGCCCGCGCCTCTCCCACCCACGCAGCAAAGAGCATCGCACGAAAGGAGCAAACCGTGGCATTGAACATCATCAAAGCCTCAGAACGAATGGCGGAGCGGGGCGGCATCAAGGCCGTGATCCTCGGGCCGTCAGGGATCGGCAAGACCACCTTGCTGCGCACCCTCGATGCAGAAAGCACACTGTTCTTCGACCTCGAAGCGGGCGATCTCGCCGTGGAGGGTTGGTCCGGCGACGCGATCCGTCCCCGGACGTGGGACGACTGCCGGACGCTGGCCGCGCTGATCGGTGGACCTAATCCCGCGTTGCGGGATGAGCAATCCTACAGTCAGGCGCATTTCAACTTCGTCAACAAGGACGGTGCGGCGGAGCAATTCGCTCATTACGAAACGATCTTCATCGACTCGATCACCGTAGCAGGTCGCCTCTGTTTCCAATGGGCGACCGGCCAGCCGGAAGCCTTTTCCGAAAAGAGCGGAAAGCCCGACACGCGGGGCGCTTATGGCCTGCATGGTCGGGAGATGCTGGCGTGGCTGAGCCAACTTCAGCACGCCCGCAGCCGCAACATCGTATTTGTCGGCATCCTCGATCAGAAAGAGGACGACTACGGCCGCACGAGCTGGGTCCCGCAAATCGACGGCTCGAAGGTCGGACGAGAACTGCCGGGCATCGTGGACCAGGTCATCACCTATCAGGAATTGCAGGCCGAAGATGGAACGAAGTTCCGTGGCCTCGTCTGCACCTCGCCAAACCCGTGGGGGTATCCGGCGAAGGACCGCAGCGGTCGCCTCGAACAGATCGAGGAACCGCACCTTGGCAAGCTGTTTGCCAGGATCAAAGGCGGCCAGCGGCGTGACGCGCTGGTCACCGAAATCCCTCAAACCGACGCAGCATAAGGAGCAACTGCCATGTCCACCAACTGGATGGATTTTTCTGATGCCGACGAACAAACCGGCGGCGATCTGATCCCACACAAGACCCCGGTCAAGGTCCGCATGAAGATCCGGGCCGGCAGTTACAATGACCCCGAACAGGGCTGGACGGGTGGTTATGCTACCCGCAACGAAAAGACCGGTGCCGTCTATCTGGACTGCGAATTCACCATCATCGGCGGGAAGTACAACAAGCGCAAGGTCTGGTCGCTCGTCGGCCTGTACAGCTCCAAGGGGCCGAAGTGGGCGCAGATGGGCCGGTCCTTCATCCGTGCGGCTCTGGAAAGCGCACGCGGCGTTCGTCCGTCTGACGCGAGCGAGCTGGCAATCAAGGCGCGCCGGATCAACGGGCTTGGCGATCTGGACGGGCTGGAATTCGCGGCACTCGTCGAGGTCCAGAAGGCCGAGGAAGGCACCGACTACAGCGACCGCAACGTCATCCAGACGGTCCTTCCCGTGACGCACAAGGACTATGCCGAGCTGATGAATGGCGCTGGTGCGCCGGTGTCTGCCGCTCCGGTAGCGGCGCAGAAACCTGCCAGCAGCGCGACTCCGGCATGGGCGCAGTAAAGGGCAAGGCGAAAAAGGGGGCGGTGACGCGCCCCCTTTCTCCGGCGGATCAAGCTGATGCCGCCGCCCTGGATGCCGCCATAGGCATGATGATCGGCGTCCTGGAGGAGTGGGACTATAGCAGGCCCATATCCAGCCTCAACCGCGCCGATCTTCGCAAGCTCGCGACGGCCGCAGTGAGCGGCTTCGTACTCGAACAGGTCAGGCAACACGAAAACGCGGCGGATGCAGCATGGGACAACCCGATTTTCGCTGTGGGACTTGTGGGGTGAACCTCGGCCCCGACCCGTGGAAGGGGCCGCCCGATGAGAACGGGCAATTCCACACCATCTGCGGCTGCTACCCCCGAAAGGCTGAAAAGATGATCGCACGCCCGAGCAAAGAAGAGAAGATTCAGGCCATCCTCGACGCCCGCATGCCGGTGGCCGAGTACCTGCAGTCGATCGGCAAGATCGAAGCTTTCAACGAATTCACCAAAGACGAAATCGCCGGGCTGATCCGCGCCGCGGTCGAAGGGGTGCAGGCCAGTCTGCGCGTCCAGTGCCGCGATGCTTTCGCAGACGATGTAGATATTCCGTTCTGAGGTCCCGCAATGCTCGACTTCAACAGCAAAAACATCCGTGGCGAGCGTTTCGTGGCCCTTATCGACGAGGCCATCGAGGCGAGGGCCCGGCAGGAGCGGAGGCGCGATTATATCGGCGGCTCTGCCATCGGGCAGCCCTGCTCGCGCCGCATTCAATACGAATATCTCGCAGTGCCGAAAGACCCCGGCAGTGACTTCGGGCCGCGCGTGCGTCGGATCTTCCGACGCGGTCACGAGTGCGAAGAATGGCTGATCGGCTGGATCAAGGACGCGGGTTTTGAACTGCGCGACAAGGACCGCTTTGGCAAGCAGTTCGGTTTTGAAGACTGCGATGGCCGGTTCTCGGGTCATTTCGACGGCGTGATTGTCGGCGGCCCGGACGGGTTCCACTACCCCGCGCTATTCGAGGCCAAATGTCTCGGGGATAAAGGGTTTAATCAGCTAGTCAGACATGGCGTCTCCAAAGCCTATCCCGTCTATGCTGCGCAGATCGCTGTTTATCAGGCCTATGGTCAGCTCGCACAGAACCCGGCGTTCTTCGTCGCAGTCAATGCTAATACCATGGATATCCACTGCGAGCTGGTGCCCTTCGATGCCGCACTCGCGCAGCAATGCGCCGACAAGGCTGCGCGGATTCTCTCTGCATGTGACCACGGCGAGACCCTGCCTCGGGTCAGCGACGACCCTGCGGGTTATGCATGCAAGTTCTGCCCCTGGCACGGGACATGCTGGGCGGGCGCGAAATGAACGGCTGGCTGGACTTCAATACCGCTCCGCCTCTCACGGAGCCATCATCGGCCCCGATCTGGGCCGAAAAACACTACAGTCGCGACGATGTGTTACAGGTGATCCTGCCGCAGTTGGAAAGCGTGCTGGGCTACCTTTACCCGAGCGGCTTTGCCGACCCGAAGGGCAAGGCTTTCTATATCGGGGACATAGCGGGTTCCGCCGGCCAATCCCTGAATATCGTGCTGCAGGGCGAGCGGGCAGGTTTGTGGCACGACTTTGCCACCGGCGAGGGCGGAGACATTTTCGATCTCTGGAAGGCCGCGCGCGGATTACAATCTTTTTCCGATGCTATCAAGGACATGGGGGATTATGCAGGCGCAGCCACGACGACGCCGCGCCGTCCGCCTAAACGCAAATCCCCCAGCGGCGGCGAGGCGTGGGGCGCCCCGTCTGCGACCTATAATTACCTCGACCCTCAGGGGAATATTATCGCGCAGGTGGACCGCTTTGACTGGTCCGAAGGAGGCCGCCGCCGCAAAGCCTTCCGCCCGTGGGACGCCATGCGGCGATGCTACAAGGCCCCTGATCCGCGCCCACTTTACAACCTCGTGCAGGTTGTGCGTGAACCTGAAATCATCCTGGTCGAGGGCGAGAAATGCGCAGAGGCGCTGATCCGCGCCGGCATCTGCGCCACCACGGCGATGAATGGCAGCAACGCCCCGGTAGAGCAAACCGACTGGTCTCCGCTTCGCGGACGGAAGGTGGTCATCTGGCCGGACAATGACGCTGCGGGCCTGAAATACGCTGAGAGCGCCCGAACAGCCGCTATGATGGCCGGGGCTATCAGCGCCACTATCCTGCACCCCCCAGCGGGCAAGCCCGAGAAATGGGACGCAGCGGACGCAGTCGAAGAAGGGGCAGATCTACATGCCCTTATTCGAGAGATGCGCGGAGAGAGCGCACAGGCGGCACGTGACGGCATCCCAGCGATTGCTCCGTTCCGATCCTGGCGCGTTATAGATCCGGCCAGCATACCACCCCGGGAATGGCTCTACGGCAATCATTACATCCGAAAATTTGCCTCGATCACCGTCGCCCCCGGCGGCCTCGGGAAATCTACACTGGTGCTGATTGAATGCATCGCCATGGCGACTGGCCGCCCTCTGCTCGGCATTCGGCCCAAAGGCCTGTTCAAGGTGGTCTATTTTAACGCCGAGGACCCTCTGGACGAGATTGAGCGCCGCGTCATAGCTGCATGTCAGCACTTCGGCGTTCCTCAAGAAGAATTGGTCGGCCAGCTGTTCATCGCCTCCGGGCGCGAACAGGAGATGTTGCTGGCCAAGGGCGAGCAGGGCGACATCGTAGAACCGGTGTTCCAGCTCATTGAGCGCTATTGTGAGGCCGAGGCTATCGATGTGGTCGCCCTCGACCCGCTCGCGAACATGACCGACGCCCCTGAGACCAACGACGTGTTCCGCCGCCTCGGCAAGCGTCTGTCGTTGCTGGCGGATAAGATGAACATCAGCGTCGAACTGGTCCATCACACCCGCAAACTAAATGGTGCTGAGGCGACTGTAGAAGACAGCCGCGGTGGCAGCGCCCTGATAGGTGCGGTGCGTGGGGGCAGGGTGCTAAACCCCATGACCCCCGATGAGGCGGCCAGAGCGGGGCTGGAAACGCACATCGACCATTTCCGTATCGAGGCGGCCGGCAAGAACAACCTCAGCCGCAGCGCCCCGCACGCGACCTGGCTCCGCAGGGTCGGCGTCGAGATCGGCAATGGCGACGAAGTCGCTGTCGTAGAACCGTGGAATTGGCCCGATGCGTTCGATGGAATTACCAATCAGGACGCAATTCGAATTCAGGCGCTCGTAGGTCAGGCAAATCCGGCCGCTCGATATAGCAGTCAGGCGGCTAATTGGGTCGGGAAAATTGTGGCCGATGTTTTGGCTCTCGACTTGGAGGAAAAAGCAGATCGGGCACGAATAAATTCTCTGATCGGGACATGGGTTAAAAATAAGGTCCTGATTGTTGACGAGGTCGATGATAGCCGAACCGGGCGTTCAGTTAAGATCGTACTTCCCGGCCCCAATGTGCCCAGATCCGAGGTGATGGAATGATCTACGTCCACACCTTTCCACACCTTTCCACACTTCCACCACGCGACTGTGGACGCACCGGCCACACCCTCCACACCACACCTCTTTATGTGGTGTGGAGTGTGGTGTGGTGCGAATTCCGCAGGTTCTTAAGCGCAGCCTTTCATGAAGTTCATCCACACCCGGAGCCTCACATGACCCCCAACCTCAAGCCCGCCGACGAACTCCTGTCCATCCGCCAGCGCATCAAGGAGCTGCAAGCCCGCGAAGCGGAAATCAAAGAGGGCATGATTTCCGGCAGCATGGAGTTGAGCGGAGATTTCGCCATTGCTGAAATCCACGAGCGCAGTTCAACGCGCTTCGACCGTAAAGCCGCCGAGGCAGATTTAGGCGACCTGTCGCGCTTTGATAAAAAGACGCTGCAAAAGGTTTTGACGGTGACTGAATTGCAGGAGGTTTTGGAATAATGACCCGCTCAGAAATTCTCGCCACCGCCGGACAATACGTCACCGCCGACGACATGGCCCGCATGGTCGCGCAGGTCACGGCGCCCGCGGACACGTCGGCGCTGGACAACAAATGGGCGCGCAGCCGTCACGTCTCCGTCCCCATGCGCGCAGAGGTGCAGGGATGACCGCACAAGCTCACATTTTCACCGGCACGGAGATCAGCACCGGCCGTCGTCGCCCGTCCGAAATCGTCGCGGAATACGACGCAAAGCGCGCGGCGTTGGCTGATGCGCTGGCTGCGTTCGAGGACGCTGGGTCCGCCCTCAAGGCAGCCGCCACCATCGGCGGGACGTGGAGCAACGTCACGCTGGACACCGGCCGGGGCATCTATCCCAGCGTGCTGGAAAAATCGCTGCTCCAATCGGCGTGGCGGCATGTCTACGAGCTGTATGGCCTGGAGCAGATCGCCAGCGCCTCGGCAAAGCGGGCCTATGAACAGATGTTCATCGCACCGCCGCCGTTCACGGTCGAAAACATCCGCGAACAGTTCGGCGAGCTGGTTTCCGATCCGTGGGGCAGCGTCCTGCGCGGTCTGGCAGAGGTGTTCAGCGGGCTGGATCCGGTTTTCCGCTCGCACGAGAAGATGAAGATCGGCGTGAAGGGCCTGCCCAAGCGCGTGATCCTCGATAGCGTTGCCGGATATGGCTCGTGGGGCCGGGATCGCCTGCGCGACATCCTGAACGCGCTGGCCGCTTATCAGGGCAAGCCGCTGGTCGAATATCCCGAGATGGAGGCGCTCCTGAACGGTCAAGGATTACTTGACAGCTGGACCGCGCCGAAGGACTCCCACCGGCCCGAGACCACATTCCCGGCGCGCGGCGTCTGGCTCAAGCGGTTCGCCAACGGCAACGGGCACCTGTATTTCAGCCCCGAGGCGCTGGCCGACATCAACCGCGCCCTGGCCGAGTATTACGGCGACGTGCTGCCCGACTGCCCGGATGACGACGAGCGCCCGACCAAGCAGCGCGCCAGCACGGCGGTCAGCAAGGATCTGCAATATTACCCGACGCCGGTCGCGGTGGTGGATCGCGTGCTGGCCGACCTGCGCTATCGGATGCCCGGCCAGCGCGTGCTGGAGCCGTCCTGCGGCTGCGGGCGCTTCATGGACGCCCTGCGCGCCGCCGGCGCCGATGTGATCGGCTGCGAGGTGGACCCGGTGCGCGCCGCGATGTGCGAGGCCAAGGGGCACCGCGTCATGCGGATGAATTTCCTCGAGACCGTGCCGACCGGAGATTTTGACCATGTGGTCATGAACCCGCCGTTCTACGGCCGGCACTATGCCAAGCACGTGCGACACGCCCTGCGGTTCTTGAAGCCCGGCGGCCGGCTGACCGCGATCCTGCCCGCCTCGGCGCGCTACGACCATGGCGAGTTGGATGACCTGCGCCCGCATTGGTGTGACCTGCCGGTCGGCAGTTTCTCGGAGAGCGGCACCAACATCAACACCACCGTCGCGACGATCAGGAGGGCCGTATGACCCTGACAGCACCAGAACACCTGCGCGGCCGCATGACGCGCTACACCCCGCAGGAGATCCGCGACGAGCGCATCGCATGGGCACTGGCCCGCTCGGCAGAAGGCTGGACCACGCCCAAGATCGCCGCAGCCCTCGGCATCAACAGTTCGGTCATCCGAGAGCAGATGCGTGCCCACGGCTGGCGCTGGTGGGATCAGCCCCGCCGGATCGAGCGCAGATACCGCAAGCGTCCTGGAGGCGAGCAATGACCGTCCACCTCGACCGTCACCGCTCCATGGTCGGCCAGCGGCGGAAGGAGATCGAGGCAGCCGCCCGCGATGCTCTGCGCATGAGCGCCCGGTGCCGCACGGATGCCGAACGTCTGGCGCTGTTCGGCGCGCTCATGGGCAAGGTGGCGGAGTATTTCCCCGTGGATGTCCCGCGCAGCCCCTGCAAGGGGGTCAGGAGGCTCAATGGCTGATTTTCCGACCTACGACACCCCAGAGCGCAGGAGGCCCGTCAGCGGCAAGCGCAGAGCCTCTGAGCGGGAAGCGGCCCGCAAGGCCCGACAGGCAGAGCGCCGACACAACCACGAGCAGGAGCGGATGATGGCGAGGCAGCACAACGAGGGGAGACGGCAGGATGGCGAGTAAGGCAGCCAAGCGGCGGCAGCGCAAGGCGAGGCAATCGGCTCGGCAGATGCAGGCGCAATGGCAGGCACAGGAGCGCGCTGTTCAGCCGCCGCAGGAGGACCCCCGTCGCGTCGTGCTGTCGGCCCGGTGCCGGCGCCTGGGCCGCGCCGATAACGCCGCCAATCGTCGCGCTGTAGCATGGGAGGGCATGGGCGACCCGGCCGGCATGGCAATCGCCATGGGCGCGCAGGACATTGCAGAGCGAGACGCGCTGTGGGATCTGTTCAAGCGGCTGGATGGCGCGCACGAGGCGTATCATCGCCGCATCATCGGCCGGCCGAGATTCCCGATGTGCACAAAAATCGAATTTCTTCCGGAAAGGTTCGAAACCCGACCCGACGACAGGCCGGATATCCGCACCGAGGCGGAGAAGGACGCCGACGCGAGGGAATCTTGGGCATCATGGCTGCGCCTCACCAGCGAGGCCACCATCAGCGACAGGATCGCTTTGTGGGACGGAATCTGGCTGCGGTGCGAGATGGTGGCCGGCGGCAGCCTGACCGCCGACGGGGCAGGGTTTGTGCGGGCGCTGAAAAATCTTCTTGCGGTTGAGAGGGGCGCTTGACTGGTGATTCGCCTGCATGTTACTGTCTCGCAGCGGGACGGTTATGCCGTCTTTCCAAAGCCCTGCCATAGTGCGGGGCTTTTTGCTTTCCCCCTGCGCACTACGGTTCGCAGACAGCCCCGCCCGAGAGATCGGAGCGGGGTTTTCCACATGAGGCCCCCATGCTCATCCTTCTCGCCCTCATCCTCGCCGCATCCCTCATCGCCATGCAGGCGGCGGGACTGTGGGTGGATCCCCGGTAAATCAAGAGGAAATCAAGCGAATGACTGCAAAGCACGGAGGCAAGCGTCCCGGCGCCGGTCGCCCTGCTGGCGCTCGAAACAAGGCGACCCGTGAGCGCAAGGCGACCATCACGGAATTGGCGCAGTCGTATGGCGAGGATGCGTTGCGCACTCTCGCCGAGGTAATGCGGGATTCAGAGGCCCCGCATAGCGCACGGGTGGCGGCCAGCAACGCCTTGCTTGATCGCGGGTACGGCAAACCCATGCAGGCGGTCGATCACACGTCCAGCGACGGCAGCATGGCCCCGGTCGCTGGTTTTGACATCAAGGTTGTAAGTGCGCCTCCAAGCGACGCTGACGCAGCCTCAGGCTGATTTTTTCCTGAGCGGCGCGAAATACCCGGCCTTTGTCGGGGGGTTTGGCAGCGGCAAATCCGAGACGCTGGCGCAGCGGGCCATCGCTGATGCGGCGCATTCCGGGTCGGCTCTGATCGGCATCTACGCGCCGACCTATGACCTGCTCAAACTGGTCAACGTGACGCGCATCGAGCTCAAGCTGCACGAGCACGGCATTCGCCACAAATGGCACTCGCATGACAAGGCGATCTATACGAGCCATCCGGGGTTCGGGGACTTCATCTTCCGCACGATGGACGCGCCCGCGCGGATCGTGGGCTATGAGACGTTCCGGGCGCACGCCGACGAGTTGGACACACTCAAGACTGAACATGCGCGCACGGCTTGGAACCAGATCATCGCCCGCAATCGGCAGGTTCTGAAAGACCGGCCAGACGCGCTGAACAGGGCTAGCGCATACACGACGCCGGAGGGTTTTCGGTTTGTGCATGACCGCTGGGTGGTCAACGCTACGCCGGACTATCAGATTTACCGCGCACCGACCTACAGCAACCCGTTTTTGCCGCCTGACTACATTGACGGCCTGCGGTCCAGTTACCCGGCGCAACTGATCGACGCATATATCGAGGGGCAATTCGTCAACCTGACATCAGGCACGGTCTACAGCAGCTATGATCGTAATGCGTGCCGTAGCACAGAGACGATCAGGCCGAACGAGCCGCTGTTCATAGGGCAAGACTTCAACGTCGCCGACATGGCTTCGGTTATCGCGGTCAAGCGCCAGACCGGCCTGCATATCGTAGGGCAGTTGGTCGGCATCTACGATACGCCCGCGCTGATCGAGACGCTGAAGGACAAATACGAGGGCCACAAGATCGCGATCTATCCCGATGCGTCGGGCGGATCGCGCAAGACGGTGAATGCCAGTACGTCTGACATTGCGATGCTGCGCCGCGCCGGGTTCCGGGTGGTGGTTGACGCCAGCAACCCGGCTGTGCGGGATCGCATCGTCAGCGTGAATAGCGGATTCAGCCACGGCAGGCTGTGGGTCAACGACAAGACGGCGCCTGACGTAGCCCGATGCCTCGAACAGCAGGCTTACGGCAAGAACGGCGAACCCGACAAAGAGGGCGGGTTCGATCATTTGAATGACGCTACCGGATATCTGGTCGCGAAGGAAATGCCCGTGCGGAAGCCCGTCACGCGGGCCAGAATAATAGGTCTGTGATGGCAGTTGATACTCCCGGCGCATTTTATCGCGCCAACATCGACACGTGGACGCGGTGTCGTGACTTTGTTGCCGGCGCGGATGCGGTCAAGGCGGCGGGTGCTCTTTATGCGCCGCGTCCGTCTGGATTGGGCGACGACGAGTTTAAGGCGTACATACAACGCGGCACCTTTTTTAATGCCACACAGCGCACTGTTGACAGCCTGACCGGGCTGGTAATGGCAAAGCCGCCAGTCGTAAGCATGTCAGCGGGTCTGGAAGCCATAATCGAGGATTTCGACGGAGCAGGGGCGACAGCCGAGGATTACGCGCGCAATGCCGTTGCTGAGGTGCTGACGGTTGGTGGCGGCTGTGCTGTGGTGGATCGACCGACGCGCCCGGAGGGCATTCTGACGCGTGATCAGGAGCGTCTGGCAGGGCTTCGGCCATATGTCCGGTGGTATCCGGTAGAGAGTGTTCTGGATTGGCGCTATGGTATCGTGACCGGCGGTCAGCGCGAGCTTGTGTCCCTTCGTCTCCACGAGACATGGGTTGAGCAAGTAGACGAGTGGGAGGAAAAGCTTCACCCGCAGATCCGCGTGTTTGATGTGGCTGATGGCGCGGCCCGTTGCCGTGTGTTTCGAAAGGACGGAAGGGGGCAGTGGACCGAGTATGAGGTTGCATCGCTGATCAAGGATAATGGGGCGGATTGGGAATACATCCCTGCCGTTTTGTTTGGCCCGGTCAAGAATGAGCCTGGGAAGCCGCCAATTCTCGATCTGGTCGAGGTAAACCGGGGCCACTGGCAGAATAGTGTCGATCTGGAACACGGCCTGCACTTTACCGGCCTGCCAACGCCTTATGTCGCTGGGCATGACTTCGAGGACGGTGAAACCGTTCGTCTCGGGTCCAAGACGCTCATGTCGTTCAGTGACCCTAATGCCAAACTTGACTTCGCGTCGTTCGGCAGTGATGGCCTTAAAGGTCTCGAAGCGGCCTTGGAGCGCAAGGAACAGCAGATGGCCGCGCTTGGCGCCCGAATGCTGTCACCAGACGGTGCGCAGGCGGAGAGTGGCGAGGCTCTGGCAATCCGGCGTGGAGGCGAGAACAGCGCGCTTGGCAAGCTGGCTGACAGCGTATCGCGGTCAATGGAATTGCTGATCGGGATGATTGCGGAATGGGAAGGCCGCCCCGAGGCAGTGTCCTACCGTCTGAACACGGACTACCTGCCGAACGCGATCACCGCGCAGGAGCTGACCGCTGCCATCAGCGCGGTGGATCGTGGGCTGATGTCGCAGCAGGAGTTCTTCGATATGCTCAAGGCCGGCGGGCTGGTCCGCGACGACAAGACCTACGAGGAACACGAGGAAGAAACCCTCGGTATGGCGTCAGGGATGGTGAATGGCGACCAATCCGAATGAGGCCGTCTTCGACGCGGAGACGCGCCATGCGATCTACATCGAACGCTACGGAAGCGGGATCGCGCGGCGCATGGTCCGCCTGCTGCTGGGAGCTGAAAAGGATATTATCGGCAAGCTGAAAGACCTGCCGGAAGGCCCGACGCGCAAGCAGCAGGAGGAACTGCTGAAGACCGTGCGAGGTAGGATCAGTGATCTGGTCAAGGACCTCCGGGACGACATGACGGCGGAACTGTTGGGGGTCTCGGATTATGAGGCCGAGTTTGTCGGTAAGATGTTTGCCGACGCTTACGAGGGCCTCGGCGCATCGTTCCAGAGCGTCCCGCTCGAAAATGTCCGGTCTGCGGTCATGTCGCGCCCATTCCAGGGCATCCATCTGCGGTGGGCTAAGCCAGACGAACACGCATCGGAACTGGTGAAGCGCAATTTCAAGGCGGCGCAAGGCGAGATCGAGCGCGGATTCATCGAGGGCGAAAGCATCAGTGCAATAACGGCGCGCATTCGCCCTCTGATCGAGGTGAAGGCGGCCCGCGATGTGGAAACCATCGCCATCACGGCGGTGAAGCACATCAGCAGCGTGGCGCGGCAGGAGTGGCATAAAGCCAATCCGGGTGTGATCGAGCAAGAACGGTGGAACGCGGTTCTGGACGGCAGAACCTCGGAGATTTGCCGGTCCAGAGATGGCAAGGTGTATGAGGTCGGTAAAGGCCCGCAGCCGCCCGCGCATCCCCGATGCCGGTCAACGCGCGTCGGGATCGATGCCGACTATCCTCCGCCCCGCAAGCGGACGTATGATCAGTGGCTGCGCGATCAGTCAGAGGCCGTTCAGGATGAAATCCTCGGGAAAGCCAAGGCGGACTTGTTTCGCGGTGGACTGACCCTAGATCGGTTTTACAATGAGCGCCGAGGCCGGGAATACACGGTCGATGAGTTGCGCAAGATGGATGCGAAACGTTGAGAGTCATCGACGGAGATAACGACCGTTCCCATTGGCGCTTTCAGGAGGGCGGTGAATATTGGCGCTGCCCAATCTGTCATGCGGCCGGTCGCGGCGACCAAATGGCGGTATTCGAGATTTACCCTTTCGTTGAGTTGCGAAAGGGGAGACTGCGCAAACCAGCGAAATCGCTGTGCTGCGTAACCTGCTATCTCACAGAGCGCAGGATAACCGAGGTCTAGGCCCTCACCACAACTGAAACCATGCAACCCCGGCGCGGCGCGTTCGGGGCTTTTTCGTGCGGCGCACAGAGGTAAAGCATGAGCGACGATAACGACGACAAAAAGCAATCCGATCTGGAAAAACGGATCGAAGCCTTGGAGGCCAAAAACGCCGAGCTGCTGGGCGAGGTGAAAGAGGAACGGCGCAAGCGTCGTGAGGCCGAGGCAGCAGCCGAGCAAGCCGCCAAGGACGCCGAGGAAAAGGCGACCGAGGCCGCAGAGAAGGCAGGCGATGTGGAAACCCTCCGCAAGCAGCTGGAAACGACTTTTGCCAAGGAGCGCGAGAAGCTGACCAAGGAGCGTGATGACGCCAGGGGCCAGCTGCACAAGCTCCTGATCGACGGCGGAATCGATGCGGCGCTTGACGCTGCTGGCATGGCTCCGGTTTATCGGCGCATGTTGCGCCGCGACTTTGCCGCAGAACACGAGATCACGATCCGGGACGGGCAGGCGTTTGTCGGCGACATCCCCTTGTCCGACGCGGTGAAGAAATGGGCTGAGGACGAAAGCATGTCCGGCCTGAAAGCTGCCGGCCACGGGTCTGGTAGCGGTGCTTCCGGCGGAAGCAAATCGACCGGCGGGACGCTGGCCGAAATGAGCGGGGCAGATCGCGTGAAGCTCGCCCGCGAAAATCCTGAGCGGTTCCGCCAACTGCGCGCCGCATCCACCTAACCACAGGAGGCCAATATGGCTATGGTCACTCTGGGTGACGTGTTCACCCAAGGAAGCGTCGTCGAACTCGACGTTATCCAGTCCTTCATGGACGAAAACGGCGACCGTGTGAACGACACGCCCTTTTTCCAGTCGGGCATTCTGGTCAGCAACCTGCTGGTCGAAGCTGCCGCCGCCAGCCCCACCGCTGAGGTGACGATCCCCTACATGGGGCGCCTGGATTCGTCGGTCGAGCCGAACTACAGCAACGATGTCTATGAGGACGTGGCTATCCCGCACAAGCTGGACCACGGCTTCATGAAAGCCCGCAACGCCTTCCTGAACGAAGGCTGGGGGGCGATGGACCTGGTTCAGGAGCTGACCGGGAAAGATCCGCTGGCTTACGTCGCCGCGCGCTTGGGCAAGTTCTGGGCCGAACAGGCTGAAAACCGCATCGTTGCCACTGCGCGCGGCATCTACGAACTGGAAGCAGCTAACGCGGACATGAACGTGACCGCAGCGGTGGCTGACAGCATCGTGGACACCCTGATCGATGCGCAACTGACGCTGGGCGACGCCTTCGGCAACATCGACGGCTACATCATGGACAGCAAGACCTTCGCCCGCGCGGCCAAGGAAAAGCTGGCCCTGACGACCCGGGACCCCGAGACCAGCATCCTGACCAAGACGCTGAACGGCCTGCCGGTCATCGTCAGCGACCGCGCCATGGTCAACGGGGATGGCGAAAGCGTCATCACGCTGCTGGGCCGTGGCTCGTTTGCTTACGGCATGGCGAACCCGCGTGTGCCGCTGGCCTATGAGCGCGAGGAAGCCCGGGGCAACGGCGGCGGCGCTGAAACGTTGTGGACCCGCCGCAACATGATCGTGCATCCGATGGGCTACAACTTCCTGTCGGCACACATCACCGGGAACGGCACTGAGACCGTGGCGCGTTCGGCTGGTTGGGCTGACCTGATCAACCCCGCGAACTGGGAACGCGCGGTCGATCGCAAGGGCATCCCGCTGGCGTTCGTAACCGTCGCCAACACCTGATAACGGCAGGGGCGTCACAGCCCCGCCATTCCAATCACAGGAGGCCGAAATGGCAAACCATTCCACCCATGCGGATGTGTATCCGCTGTCGAAAACGTGGACCGAGGTGATGGCTGGCGAAAATGCGTCGGGTGACGCTGAAAAGTCCACCTATTACCCCGAGTTCACCGTTCCCCCTGCACAGGACGGGTCCAGCACCCCGGCCAGCAATGACACGGGGTATGACGCGGCCCCGGCGGAGCCGGAAGAGCCGGAATAGCCGGAAGAACCCACTGAACCCGGAGAGTGATCATGGCGAACCACCCCGACCGCGCCAATAACTACGTCATCAGCAAGACGTGGGATGAGGTGATGGCAGGCGCAGGAGCCAAGGGAGATGCGGAGGCGCATTTCCTGCCGCTTATGCAGAAGGCGACCAGCAAGCCGACGGCCGTTCATGGCGAGGCGGCTGGCAACGGCGGCGGGATGGAGCCGTTCAACTACACCACCGAGGGGCGGTCAGACGCTCGCCCCCCGGAAGCCCGCAAGCGACGGAAATCCACGACCAAGGGCGGTTGCTGATGTCGAACATCCACAAACTGACTGGGTGCGCTCTGCCCGGAGAGGTGAACGAAGACCTGGTGGCGGCTCTGCGCGATATCTTAGCTCGCGCAGAGCGCGGCGAGATCGTCAGCGCTGCGTGGGCGCTTTACTCCGGCACCGTGAACGACGTGACCGCTACCGGATGGGAAGCGATGGGCGGGACGAGGTTCCAGCTTCATTCGGCTATCTCCATGCTGAGTTTCCGCTATGCGGAAGGACTGATTGCAGGGAAATGCACATGCCTCTGATCGTCGGAAACCTGCTGACCGATCCGGCGGCAAACTCGTTCATCAGCCTTGTCGATGCGGTCGACTATCTCGCGGACGAGGCGTCCGGAGCCTTGCCGCCGTCTGGGCTGGACGAATGGCTGACGGCCGCGGAAAGCGATAAGGAAAGCAGCTTGGTGCGTGCGTCGCGCTGGCTGGCTGTCTCGATGCCGTGGTGCTGCAAGACGCTGAGCGACGGCGATCTTATCCGCGTGGGTCATGTCGCGGCCCGTCTGGCCGTGCAGGCGCTTACGACCGACCTTTGGGCCGCTCCGGCCACGGGCAAGGACGCCAAGCGCTACAAGGCGGGTTCGGTCGAGGTTGAGTATCACAGCCCCACAACGGTCCGCGGGGCGCAGGCAGGCGGGCGCCGGTTCCCTTGGGTTTACCCCATGCTCAAAGGGCTTCTGTGCGGCACCGGCGGGCAGCATGATGTGGTGCGGCGATGAGTGTGCTTGACGATATCCGCGCCGAGATCGGGGCCGCGTTCAGCGATACGAGCCTGTTTTTCAGCGAGGCCACGCTGACGCGCGTGACCAGCAGCGGCGGGGGATGGACCGAGGGCGATGAAACCGTTTCGACCTACCCCTGCAAGGCGATGGTCGAAACCTATTCCGACCACCTGCGGGCCGTGGCCGATATCCCCGACACAGACGTGAAGGTGATGATTGTCGGCACGTCAATATTCGTCGATCCGCTCAAGGGGGACACGGTGACGATCGGCAGCCGCAACTGGTCGGTGATCCAGGTTGATGTTGATCCGGCTCGAGCCATGTGGACCTGCCGGGGAAGGCCGGTATCGGATGGCTAAAATCGTCGGCGGGCAGAAGCTGGCCCGGCATTTGCAGGCCAATGCCAAGGGCAAGGACGTGACCGACGTGCTGCTGCGCGCGGCAGATCGGGTGCGGACGGAATATATAGACTTGGTGAACGAGGGCGGTGCGCCAGGTAAATTTCACGTCCCGTCCTTGCCGGGTCATCCGCCGAACACCGACACCGGGCGGCTGGTCGGCTCTGCGTCGTCGCAGGTCGTGCGGAGGAATGTGACCGAGACGAGCGTGGAGGCCGAATATGGTGCATACCTCGAGTTCGGCACCGACAAGATGGCCCCACGACCGGCTCTTGGACCCGCCTTTGACGAAATGAAACCCCATATCCTGAAGAATCTCGCAAAGGCGCTGAAAGATGGCTGACCACGCGCTGACGCTGATGCAGGCGATCCAGTCAGTGCTGGACGCTCAAGTTCCGCTGGCCGGCAGATGGCTCGCTACGCGGATCGAGACGCCGACATACCCCGTAGGGTTCATCGACCTGACCAGCAGTACGCCCGTCCGGGGGCAGGCATTCTACGCCGAACGGCATCGAGGCGTGATCTCGGTATGGTCGCGCAAGAAGGTCGGCAATGTTCCTAACCCTGTCGAGGCATTCCAGCTTTCCGAGGCGGCGCACCGGCTTCTTGGGGCCGCAGTTCTGTCAAGCGGCAACCTGGTCGTGCAGCAATTCCAATGCGGGGTGATGACGCCTCGTCCACCGGAGGATGGTCTGACATGGGGCCGGTCCTTCATCTTCACAGCCACCACACATGAGGTTCAAAATGGCTGACGTTACCGACCTGTCCGGCGTCATTTCCACGCTCGGCATTTTCGTCGATGATGGCACGGTTGGGGCTCCCGACTGGAAATACATCTGCGCCATCAACTCGCGGTCGTTCAACGAGACGCGCAGCGAGCAGGTGACCAACATCGTGGCCTCCTGCGGTCCCGGTGCAAGCGTCGAGACCTGGCGTGCAGCCGGCGCGCGGGACTGGACCATCAGCGGGGAGGCCGCTCTGGAACTGGAAGCCTTTGCGCTGTGCCGCCAGTGGATGGAAACGGGCGATCAGAAGACGATCCAGATCGTGTTCTACTCGGGCGACAAGAACGCGCTGACGGCTTATGGCTATTACCAGGGACCCGCGGTTCTGCTGGGCTACAACGTCAGCCAGCCCGACGCGGACAATATCCCGACCGGAACCATCGACATCAGCAAGGGCGCCGGATCGCTGACTTGGACAATTGGTGCGCCGACGCATTGATGCAGAGCGCCCTCGAGAGGGGGCGTTTTCGTTACCATCCGCAACTTTCGCGAAGGGGCTTAATCGCCTCGTCAAGCCCGGAAATTTGGAAGCGCGCGGTCACCGGGGATTCGCCGTATGGCGTAAACCTCACCAACATAATATCTCCGCCGAGCATGGTCTTTATGAACGGAATCGCGCGTCCGCCTGACCACAGCCCAAGGGAGTCATTGCTAGTACTGCTATCCATAGGGATTTTTCTAGAACGTGCATCATCAATCCGAACATCAACCGAACCGTAATCATTATATCGGCTCGACGTAAGATGGCATTGCGTAGAGATATAAATTGCCGTCGAGTTCTCTTGACACCGGAGATATAGCTGAGCGTATCGGGGGCCTGATATTCTTCCGCAATTTATCGGATCATCTGACGCGACACTCATATAAACGTCTGTGGTGTCCTTAAAGTCAGACTTTTCAACGCGAACACCCCATTTCCCGGTTGGGTTGAGGTTTGTTTCAGTAGGCGTTTTGCCTGATGCCTTATCATAACACGCCAGCCTATCGAGATCGCTTTCGATCCTGACGCACTCTGCCACATCCGCAGCCGCAGCACCCCCTGCGAATAAAATTCCGCCTGCGACAGCCAGCGCAGGCCCGACCACAATTCTTCTCATGTGAGGCCCCCTATGTCAGATAGTCCTGTCCTTCATGCCGACCTTGGTGACGGCAAGCAACGCCGTTTCTTCCTTGGTGGCGACGAACTTGCCATCATCAAGCGCGAGGCAGGGCGGGGCTTTTACAGCCTGTTCATCAACTTCGGGAAGGACGCAGAACCAGATGAGGTGCGCGCGGTGCTGCGTTTGGCACTCATTGGCGGGGGGGCTGATCCGTCCGAGGCGGCTGAACTGGTCGCCTATTACGCCACGCCGCCCCGGCCTCTGAAAACGGCATACTTGATCGCCTACGACTGCCTCTGCGCCGCGTGGAATGGTGCTGAACAGAAAACGGGCGGTAAGCCACTGACTGCGGAGGAGATGGACCGCTATTTCACCGATCTTGAGGCGGAGTTCGTCAAGGCTGGTGCAGATGTGTCGATCCTTCGCGGCAAGTCCTTCGCGGAAATTCAGGCTCTGCTCGCTGCGCTGCGTGAGGACAAGAACGCAGCGTCGGCGCCTGACGCTGACACGTTCAACGCCATCAAGGCCAGCACGAGGAAAGGCCGGAAAAGATGACGGAAGTTGATCGCCTGCGGGTTGTCTACGAACTGCAAGACCAGCAGTATCGCGCTGGCATCCAAAGAATGCGCAATGCCACTCGGGCGACGAGCGACCAGATTGTTGCGCAGGCAAAGCGGGCGGAGGCCGGTCTTGCTGGCATCGGAAGGGCGTTCGCTGGCGCCTTTTCGGCCGCGGTGCTCGTAGGCGTGTCACAGAGATTGACCCGCATTGCCGACGCCGCGACCCAAATGCAGAACTCCCTGCGCGTGGTCGGCCTTGAAGGCGCGGAACTGTCGCGTGTCTACGACCAACTGTTCCGGTCGGCGCAACGGAACTCGGCCCCCATTTCATCGCTGGTTGACCTTTATTCCAAACTGGCCTTGACCCAGAAGGAATTGGGCGTCACCGGGGACGAACTGATCCGGTTTACGGATGGCATTGCGGTCGCACTCAAGGTGGCCGGAACGGATGCGACTGCTGCCAGCGGGTCGCTCTTGCAGCTTTCGCAGGCGCTCGGCGGTGGTGTGGTCAGGGCCGAAGAATTCAACTCCATGCTCGAGGGCACCCCGACCATCGTCCAAGCGGTGGCTAGGGGGCTTAAAGAGGCGAATGGCTCTGTGGCCGAGCTTCGCAAGCTGGTGAATGAAGGGAAGGTGTCCAGTACCGCATACTTCCGGGCGTTCGAGGTCGGGTCAGAGGAACTCCGGCGGCAGGCGGAAACGTCGCAGACCACAGTCGGGCAGGCGTTCACACAGCTGGGCAATAGCCTCGTGACCGTCGTTGGGGAGTTCGACAAGGCCACGGGCGCGTCGGGCCAGTTTGCGCAAGGTCTCAGCAATCTGGCGAACGGGATCGACTCTTTCGACGCCGAAGGGTTTATTTCCAAGATCCAGCGCATCGCAGATGCAATCCGTGATGCTGATGAAGCGGGAACGGCCTGGCTGAACTCAATCGGGAATTCTGACTTTTTCAAGAGCGATACCGACGCAGAAGAATGGTTCAACCGAGTCACGAACCCGGATGTGGGGGAGGCCCAGGACAAGATCAATCTGCTCGAACGCGAGATCGAAACCCTCCAAGCTGCCATCGAGAACGATACCCGGCTGGGCTTCGACAACAGCGAGGCTCTGTCTCGTTTGGCAGAGGTCCGCGCGGAACTTGCCGCCGTGCGCGCCGAAGCCGCCGCGCTTCCCTCGTATTTCCCGGGGGCCAACATGATGAACACCGGGACGTTCATCGGCTTGGACGGCTACACCCCGCCGCCGTCTGCGCCAAGTGTCGAGCCGGTCAGCATTGCCGATCACCCAGCCGCGCCCAGCAAGGGCGGCTCCAGGGGTCGCAAGAGGGGCGGCTCTGGCGGCCGCAGCCGCAAAGAACAACTGGATGACTACGCCAAGGAGGTAAAGGCAATCCGTGAACGCACTGCGGCACTGGAAACCGAAGCTGCGTCCCTGTTGCTTGTAGCGGCAAGCGGCGAGGATTATGGCGATGCGCTGGAATATGCCCGGAAGCGCGCCGAACTCCTGCACGCTGCCCAGAAGGCTGGAAAGCAGATCACCCCGGAATTGAGCGCGGAAATCGACCAACTCGCGCAATCCTATGTCACCGCCGGTCTGAACGCCGAACAGGCTGCCGAGAAGCTGGACCAGATCAAGGGGGCGACCGAGCGCGGCAAGAATGCGCTGGAAGATATGTTCGGATCGATCATCGACGGATCGGCCTCGGCCAAGGATGCGGTGGCTTCTCTCCTGGCAGAGATCGCCAAAGCGCAGGTGATCAAGGGCATCATGGCCCTGCCGGGCATGGGGAGCCTTTCCAACGCCATCGGTGGGCTGCTGTCCTTCGACGGAGGCGGCTTCACAGGCCATGGCTCGCGCAGCGGCGGCATCGATGGCCGGGGCGGCTTTCCAGCGATCCTGCACCCCAACGAGACGGTGATTGACCATACACGCGGGCAGGGCGGTATCGCCCCCAAGATCACCATCAACAACAACGCCCCCGGCGCGACGGTATCGGCCGACTACGTGACCCGGGACGAGGTGATACTGACCGTTTCGCAGGCCATCGCCTCGAGCAATCGCCGCCAGTCCGACAAGAAGTATCTGGCGATGGGGGTCCGCTGATGCAGGTCTCGTTTCCATACCCGGTAAAGCTGCAATCGTCGGTGCCGCGGCTTGAAGGGCTGCGCTTCCAGCCCTTCACCAACATCGACAGCGAGACCTTCGGCAAGCCAGCGCTGAACGGTTTCTGGCGGTTGAACATGACGGTGCTGGCCCATGACATGCAGTCGCACCTGGCGCTGTCATCGTTCATCACCCAGATGAGCGCGGCCGGCACCACCTGCGTTGTCCCGGTCTGCACGCAATGGCGCCCGAACGACGATCATGGCCGGCAGCTGACCGGTTGCGACATGGCCCCAGCCTATACCTTCGATCATGTCGGCTTCCTCGGTGAGCCCTTCGACGGCTTCACCCTGCGCGCTGCGGCAGCTCACCGGGCCAGCTATATCGACATCAACAAGCCGGCCCTGTCGCAGCTCTGGCCCGGCATGTTCATTTCGCTGGGCGACCGCCTGCATCAGGTGGTCAACACTACATCAATCGGGGAGAGTGAGACGGCGATCCGGGTTTCGATCATGCCGAACGTTCGCGAGGCGCAGCCCATCGGCACCGTGGTGATCGTGGATCAGCTGCGGCTCAAGTGCATGATGGAGTCCGGAGACCAGATCGGTGTGACCACGGGCCGGTTCCAGTCCTCGGCCCTGTCCTTTGTGGAGGCGTTCTGATGCCCGACATCCACGACATACCGGACGAGGTGCTGCGCCGGGGCGTTACGGGCTGCACGATCCTGTGCCAGATGGACTTCAAGACGAACCCAAAGAACTGGTGGCTGGGCTATGGGCCGCTGACGGCGGGCGGAGTCGAGTATCAGGGCACCGGCGACGTGATCCAGATCAGCGCCATGGAACTGACCTACGGCATGAGTGCCGGAATGGTGCGGTTCACCATTCCGAACGCCTCGCCCGAAATGATCGCGCTTTGCGACAACCAGGGTTCCGAGGTCAACGGGCGTCGGGTGCAGGTGCTCTATCAGCTGTTCGCGACAGACGAGCATGATGGCGAGCACCGCGGCCGGCTGATCGGCGATCCGATAAGCGTGTTCGTGGGGCGGATGAAGGACATGACCAGCACGTCCAGCGCCGACAGCCGCACCATCGAACTGGAATGCTACGGCCGCATGTCGCAGCAGGGCAAGCCGCCTTACGGGCGCTGGACCCATACCGACCAGCAGCGGCGCTATTCCGGCGATACCGGGCTGGAGCTGCTGCCGACGCTCAAGGACAAGGCGATCACATGGGTGCCAGGGACGTGATCCGTCCCGCCACGATGCAGGATATTCCCCGCATCATCGACCTGATCGAGAAACTGGCGGCGGCGGTGAACGGTCTGACTGTGGACCGGATCAAGACCGGGGAGACGCTGGCCGGTCTGCTGGTCGATCCGGATGGCGTGGTTCTGGTGTCCGGGGGCGGGTTCATCGCCGGGCGGGTTGCCGAGACCTTCATCAACCGGGACCGGGTGGCGTTCGAGATGGGCTGGTTTGCTGAGGATCGTTCCGGCCTGCGTTTGCTGCGGGCCTTCGAGGCGTGGGCGCGGGAACGGGGCGCTTCGATGATCGCCATGTCCTGCGCTGGAGGCACGGCACGGCGCATCCTGGAGCGCGCAGGCTATGAAGCCAAGGAAATCAAGATGGTGAAGCGGGCATGATTTTTTCGTTGATCGGCCAGGGGATTGCATGGCTGGGCGGATTCCTCGGCGCGGCCGCCGGCATGTCGTTCAGTGCGGCGGTGACGTTCGGCACCTATGCCGGAACCATCGGCGCGGCTGCCGTCGCCATCGGCGTGTCGCGGCTGCTGGCGCCGAAGATCAACGTCCCGGTCTCGGAAATCCAGGCCGTGATCAACCAGACCACGGCCGCGCGCCGGGTCTATGTCGGCAAGAACCTCGCGGGCGGCATCCGGGCTTTCTTCCACTCGAAGGAAGGCACTCTCTACCAGCTGGTGGTGGTCAACCATGGGGCGATCAGCAGTTTCGTGGAGTTCTGGATCGATGGCGAGCCGGCTGCGGTCGATGGTTCGGGGGCAGTCACCAGCACCGACAAGGCCGGCTACGTCACGGTCGGCACGCGGAACGGCTCGGGGCAAGGCGGCAACTATTCCACGCTCGCAACAGCCTTCCCGGCCACCTGGGGCCCGGACCGGCGGCTGCAGAACCAGGCCACGTTCCTGGTCATGTCCAAGGCGCCGAAGGCCGAGGATTTCGCCAAGGTCTTTCCGAAGTCCTACAACACCACGTTCCAGTATGTAATCGAGGGACAGGCGATCTTTGACTCGCGCAGCGACACCACCGCCTATGACGACAATGCCGCGCTGGTGATCGCCCATTACCTGACCCATGCCGACGGCTACCGGCTTGCATCGGCCGAGATGGATTGGGCAAGCGTCGAGGCCATGGCCGATGTGGCCGACCTGCCGATTCCGCAGAAGGCGGGCGGCACGGCGCCGAACCTGCGCCTGTGGGGCTATTGGACGCTGGACGAGGGGCCGGTGGATGTGCTGGATCGCATGCACGCCAGCAGCGGCATCCGGGCCTATGAGGCGCAGGATGGCCGGATCGGGCTGATCGGAGGCAACTACGGCACGCCGGCCTGTACGATCACCGCCAAGGACATTTCGTCCATCACCACGAAGGAGGCGATCAGCGAGCGCGAGGGCTATAACGTCCTGATCCCGTTCTTTCTGAGCGAGGAACAGAAATTCGAGCTCACCGAACTGGAGCCGTGGCGCGACGAGGATCGGTTGGCCGAGGAGGGAGAAATCTCGGCCGAATACCGCATGGAGATGTGCCCGAACCAGTCGCAGGCGCGGCGCCTGGGCAAGAAGCAGCTTGCCGACGGCAACCGGGCCAAGGTCGAGATCGTCACCAACCTGGTCGGCCTGAAGGCTCGCTATCCGCGCTACCCGGGTCAGCGGCATACCATCCTGCTGGACTATCGCCCCGAGGATGGCAGCGGCCGCGAGATCGTCGGCGAATACGAGGTGCTGAACCATCAGTTCGACCCGATCAACCTGGAGTGCCGGATCGAGCTGGGCGCCGTGGATCGCACCTCGGAGGAATGGGACCCGGAGGATGAGGGTGAGTTGATCACCGTCCCGCCGACGCCGGAGCTCGACCCGCCGCCCGAACTGAGCGCGGTGGTGACGCAGCGGATCATCATCACCAGCGCGGAAAACCGGCAGGCCCAGATCGAGGTGGCGGCGACGCCGGTTCCGGGGCGGGACGATCTGGAGTTGCAGGCCGAGTATCGGCGCGCCGGGCCGTTGCCGCTTTGGGAGCGCATGGTCAGTTCCGGCCTGACCGCCCGGTCGGACGCGGTCGAGGACGGGGCGGTCTATTCGGTGCGCGCCCGCTGGGTCGGATCGTTCGACGGGGTCGATGAGTGGGAGGACCTCGGCAATATCACCATCGTCGCTTATGCCACCCCGCCCGGCCAGCCGACCGCGCTGATCCCCTCGAACGGCACCGGCTATGTCCATCTCTCCTGGCGCAACCCGTCGGGCGAGTTTGCCCGGCTGCGGGTCTATCGCAACATCGCCAACGATTTCTCGACCGCGACGATGATCGGAACCACCGGGGGCGTAGCGGGACAGATCTCGGAATACCAGGATGACGCGATCAGCGCGGCCACGGACTATTGGTATTGGGTCGCGGCCGCGAACGCCTCCGGGATCGAAGGCGCGCCGGCGGGCCCTGCGACCATCACCACGCCCTGACGCGGGCAAATCTCTGACCGACAGGCTCGCCTCGCGCGGGCCTTTTTTCATGGAGGGGCAATGCCTTTCGTTGACGAAGTAAACCTGCGCCTGCGCGACCATATGGGCTATAGCGGCGATGGACAGGGCGGCGTGGGCAGCCTGCCCGTTGGCGACCGGTCCACGGCGCGCAAGCCCCTCGACAAGCTGGATCTGCGCTACCTGTTCATAAACCTCGCCCAGACCATGGGCGACCCGTCGGCGCTGGAGGATATCCTGACGCTGCTCGGTATCTCCAGCCTGGTGCCGCTGGTCAACGTAGCCGGGACCGGCGACGCGATCACCGCCGACCTGCATCCGTTCGCGGTGTCGTCGGGGGTGACGGTGACGAACCAGACGGTGGCGATCCTGGTCCCGACCGCCGCCAATACCGGCAACGTAACACTCACCGTCAGCGGGGACGCGACGCGCCGGCTGCTCGACAATGCCGGTGGCGAACTGGCGCCCGGCTACCTGCAGCCGAACCGGATCCTCATCGTGCGCCGCCATCTCGGCGGGACCCCGGGTCACTGGCGCGTCCTCAACGATGTGTCGCAGGCCGACCTGCTGACGCTGCTGGCAACCATCCGCGGCGAAATCCAGATCGGCAGCCAGGAGCCGCAGACCTTGGCAGCTCTGGCCGAACAGCGCGCGCAGGCAGCCGAGTCCACGGCGCGGCTTAACTTCGAAACCCTCCAATACCTGACGGGCCGGATCGAGGCCCTGGAAACCGGCGCATCTCAACAGGAGCAACTGATGACGACCTATGCCCTCGCCGCGACGGCGACCACTTCCGCTGCCGTTCTGGTGGCCGCCGGCCCGGTGACGGATCTGAAATTGGTGAACAAGAGCGACAGCGAGACCGTGGGGGTGGCCTTCGGCACCGCACCGGCGACGGTCTCGGACGCATCGGTGCTGCCGCTCGGCCCGGGCGGCGCGCTCGACCTCGACACCATTCCCGCCACGCCGATCTATGTCATCGCCTCCGGAACCGCAGACGTGTCGGGGAATTTCTCGGTGCCGCTCAACGAGCCGAACCCGAACTGGGAGACGGATTTTCAGGGGCTCATCAGCCGCATGGTCTCGGCAGGCGCGACGACGCCGACGCTGCCATGGCAGGACGCCTATCGCCGGCTCTACTCGGCGCTGCGGCGCGACGGCATCATTGCTCTCCAGCCGGGCCTGTTCGTCCTCGCCGCGCACCATGCCGACGCCGCCCGGGTCAACTGGGGCGGCAGCAATGCCATGACCATCGGCGCGGGATCGCCGACCTTCACGGCCAAGCGCGGCTTTGCCTATGACGGCACCAGCTATCACCATACGGGCGTGACGCTCGGCACCGGCGGCGCGGGCGTCTCGACCCTGAATGCGGCGGCAGGCGTCTGGCCCTGGACCGAGGTGCAGGGCGCGGGAAAGGCGGCAGTGGGCGATGGCTTCTTCGAGCTTCAGCCGAACCGGAGCGCCACCGAGGCCGGGGTGCGCGGCTGGTATCCGGTCAGTTCGACCGAGGTCGCGGCCGGAGCCGGCCTGATCGGCGGGTTCCTTGGCGCGAGCCGCTTTGCCGAGGACCGGTTCACCATCCATCTGCCGGGCGGCGCCGGCGAGGTGAAGATGCAAGCCCGTGTCATGACCTATGCCGCCCGGCCGGTCTTCCTCGGCGCGACCAACAGCGCCAGCGGCGTGGCGAAGAACTATACCGGCACCGTGCGCGCGGCCATGTTCGGCCATGGCCTCAACGCGGTGCAGATGCTGGCCGCGCAGGCCGCCATGTCGCGCTACTTCAAGCAGATCGAGGCCCTCTGATGCAGGTGGATATCTTCGTTCACGGCGCCACCCCTTGCGGCATCATGGCCGCGCTTGCCGCCGCCCGGGCCGGCCGCACCGTGGTCCTGCAAGCCCCGGAGAATGGCATCGGCGGCATGCTGACCGGTGGCCTCGGCATCGGCGACGCCCCGGTCAACAACCACGCAAACTGGGCGGGCGTTACTGCCGAGTTCATCAATGCGGTTGCGGCGATCAGCGGCTACAATGCCAGCAATTTCCTGCGCTGGCATGGCGCGCCTTCGGCCTTCCTGTCGGTGCTGACCGACATGATCGCCGCCGAGCCGAACATCACGCTGCGCCTGCGCGAAACCATCGTGCGGGTCGAGCGCACCGAGGAGCGGCAGGAGAACGGCCAATGGGCCTCGACCGTGGCCAACCGCGGCGACCGCATCCGGGCCGTCTATACCGATCCTTGCACCTGGCTGTCGGGGGCGCCGGGTGCTGGAGACGTCTACGAGGCGAAAGCCTATATCGACGCCAGCTATAACGGCGGGTTGATGGCGGCAGCGGGGGTGCCGTTCCGGGCCGGGCGCGAGGATGCCGACGAATTCCGCGAACAACCCTATGCCGGGGTTCTGGCCGATGGCGGTCATACCACGACGCAATCGTGGGACGGTGTCGATGCCGATGGCGACCTGGTCAAATATGCCGGCTGGCGGCCTCTGGAGGCGTTCGGCCAGTCCGACCGGCGCTTCATGGCGGTCGGATACCGCAACTGCATCACCAACGTCTCCGGTGGTGGCAATCTCGGCTTCTACGCGCCGCCAGGCTACGATGCGGCGGATTTCGCCGACGATATCGCCATGGCGCAGGCCAACACGGCCATCAGCATCCTGACGCGGGAGCATGCCTATAACCCGATCCACCGCACCAGCTACAACGACGCGCAGGCTGCGGTGCTGATCGAGGGCTATGACGGAATGACTGTCGAGCAGCGGCAGAACGCCTGGCTGCGCTATGCCTCGACCCTGAACGAGCTGAACGCCTTTGCCGACAAGTTCGTCACCAACGGCAGCGATATCCGTTCTCCGCTGGCTGCGGAGTTCAGCCTCACCACTTCGGACCGCCGCCGCCATGAAATCCGCCGGCAACTGGCTTATCGTGAGCTGGGCCGGCTGCACACCTTTCAGAACCACCCGGACGTGCCGGCGGTGGTGCGCAATCGCTTCGCGGGCTTCGGTCTCTGCGCGGACGAATGGCAGTCGGATTACATCCTGACCCAGGGCTGGCCCTCGGAGCTTTACGAGCGCGAGGGGCGCCGACTGATCGGCCAGACCACCATCAGCTTCAAGGACCCGGCCTATCAGACCACCTATCCCGACAGCATTGCCTACGGGATGTATTTCATGGACAGCAAGGCCAAGTCGATCTGGGCGCGGCCCTATGGCGGCGTCGAATACGAGGGGCATTTCGCCGTAGAGCCATTCATCGACGCGGATGGCGACACCGTGCGGGCAGACCTCTACCGCTATGTCAGCGTGCCGCTGCGCGCCGTGGTGCCGCCGGTCGGCACCTGCGACAACCTCGCGACCTGCTGGGGAGTCAGCGCGACGGAAGTGGCCTTCGCCGCGATCCGGCTGGAGCCGTTTCTCTGCGCCGTGGGTGAGGCCGTGGGACAGGTCGCCGTGGAATCGGTGGTTTCCGGCGTGCCCATGGCGCGGCTGTCCTATGCCCCGGTCAAGGCGCGACTACAGGGCGCCGGGCTCAAACTGTCCCGCTTCGAAGGAGTATCGCCGTGAGTTTCATCAGCTATCCGCCCGGCGGCGCGGGCATGTCGTCGGCGCCCCGGTCCGCCCCGAAACGCCGGCTGACCACATCCGGCCGGCTGCGGCTGAGCCGGGACGGCGGGCATCTCATCTCGGTCGATGCCATCGGCGGCGCCCTCATCGACCTCGCCAGCAGCGACCCGGCCAACCTGGTCGTGCCGATCTGGGCGCAGGGCAAGTATGTCCTCAACGAGATCGTGTTTTTCGATCACCGCGGCGGCAATCCGGGCAGCGTGACCATCGACGTCCGCACTCTGGACGCCGCGAGGGGCGGCGGCCGTCTTTTGTCGGCGGCCGTGCCGCTATCGGCCTTGTCCAACCGGAAAGCCGCCGTCCGGCGCTATTTCACCCAAACCGCCAGCACCGTTTATTCTGCCCCGCACCTTTACCTGACCATCAACGGCACGGGGACCGGAACGGTGATGATGCGGGTGATCGGCAGCGTCGTCTCGGCCGAGGACCCC